CTAGAATCAATCTTTGTTGTATCACCATCTTTTGTTTGTAGTGCTACATGTGCCGATGCACCTGTTACTGTCCAATCATTAGATACTGTAGCACTAGGTAAAGCTGTTTGAACCATTATCCTGTCTTTCTACATTTTAGAGCTACAGTACATCTTTCAATAGTTGCTACTGAATCTACTTCAAATTCTAAAATATCTCCTGCTACTATTGATGTCCAAGTAGTTAATGCTCGATCTTCACCTGTGTCATTTGTTGCTGAGATTGTAGGTTTTTCTGAAGCTGTTAATGTAGTAGTAGTTGGAAATCCTGCAAATGTTGATTTTGAAACATCAACCACAATAGCACCTGCTGGCAATCCAATGATAGCCCATTCTATAACCTCACATGGAAAATCTATTACTACCTGACCTTTAATTCCAGTAGTAATTGCTGAACCACCACCATCAATTACAAAGTTAATAGTTGTTATATCATCAGCATTCATAGAACGCCAATTTGTACCATCATAAAATCTATATTCATTATCAGTAGTATTCATATACATATCTCCTTTAGTTGCACTACTTGGATCTGCGGTATGACCAGCATCAAAGAATCCAGCTTCTGTAGCATCAGAATCTACCATTAATTTAAAACCAGATGCAATTCTAATATTTGTGTTATCAAAAACCCATTCTCCATTAATTGAATTATAATTCACTAATTCAACTAGACTACCAGCAGCAATCATTTCAATACCAAACACACTATCCTCTCCTCCACTGGTTGCATCAAGTACCCTACAATTGATGTCTCCCCACTGAGTTGGGTTATTACCAGAGTCATTGAAGTTCCAGAGTATAGAGCCTCTCCTGCCGACAACTGCAGGATCTTCTAGGGACTTTAGTGTTATAGAAGAACTAGCTACTGCTGTAACTACCATAGGCTCATATGCTGTGAGGTTAGAGATATGACCTGTACCCCATCTCAAGGTAGAAGTTCCCAGTCCCCAGATGTTATCATCACTTGAAAGAAATGCAGCGTTTTGTCCTGACCATCCTGCTGCCCGTGCTGTGCCATTAATTAAAACTGTCATCTCAATAGAGCCGTCCTCTGTGCCATCACCGATGGTTGACATACCTCCAGAGATTGATTGCTCTTTCTCACTACCGACAGCGTTCTCGTTAACGAATCGGACGAACTGTGCCTGGCCAGCAGAACCATTAGTCCTTGTATTCTTTAATTGTATGTTTGGAGTTGAGCCAGTTGTCTCTGCGTTTCGTATTCTAACAGTACCAGTATTTATATTAACTACTCCTGTAGCAGTTGGTTCAGGTGTAGTTAGTTGCATTTGATTGGCTGTTCCACCACTAATGGATACAGTGCTGTTTAACTCAAGAGCACCAGTAGTTGATAAAACTAAATTATTACCAGCAGTCATAGTTAAATCGCCATTAGCCTCGACTCGCATTGCTACGATATTATCATTTGATACTCCAAACAACGGTCTTGTAACAATCGGTGTGTCATCATCTTGCCTTAGATTAAACTCAAATACTGGTACAGTTCCAGAATCATCTGCCACTGGGATTTCTCCAAGTAGTTGATTAAATTGAGTAGCACCACCAAATGCACTCATCAAAATTGTAGGTCTGAAATTGTTTGCTACATTACTTCCATTTCGAATTGCAATTCCTCCATCACTATTTTTTATGTTAATACCAGCATCAAGTACATCATCTTTTACTGTGATAACTAATTCATCAGATACTTCTTGAACAATAATTCCGCTTGCAGCAAACACTAAACTAAATCCTGCAGCGTTATGATCTTTTGACCAAGGAGTAATATCAGGAAAATTACCTACTTGAATATGTTTATCTACATTACCACCAGCTACATCATTAATCGGTATCTGATCAGTTGATACAGGAATTACTTTTTCTACTAGATCTTTTATTTTTACATCTACTGCCAATGTCTATTTAGTTTTCCACGATTTAGTTGGTGGATCATAATATCTTTCACCCTTTTCAACCTCATATACTTTGAGGGTAGGTGGATAGAACCAAGGATGATCATCCTTAAACTTTCCAGCTTGATGTATTTGGAAACCCCTACCAGGCCAATCACAAATGTAAGTTATACTTTGAATGTCTTTACCTCCAACTTTCTGTCTCCAACCAATCAAGTAAATTTGAGGATGTTTACTTTTATCTCTTGAAACACCAGGAGTTGTAGCAGTTCTAGAACGATGAATTAATCTCTGTCCTTCTTCTAAATGTAGAGTAAATAATTCAGATTTTCCTATTGAAACCTTAAATGCGGATAAATTTTCTCTTTTTAGGTCATCATAACTTAAAGTAGCAGATAATGTTACCTGACCACCATCTTTGTATATTGCAGTAAAAGTAAAATCAGTCAACTTGCCATTCCTTCAATTTTCTCACAAATATCTCATTTCTATCTCTACGGTATCGCATATAATTGTTTATGTCTTTAAATCCTGGGTATTGACTATCTATACGGTCTAGAGAAAGAGAATCCTTTGAAACCTGATGTTTCATATGTACTTCATGTTCATAGCCATCAACTATTGTGTTTACATCTTTTGGACATAAATCATTCCATACTTCATGAAACATATCTCTCCATAAGTGATGTAATAACTCATATCCTTCTTTTGGATACAGATGATCAAAACCAGTAAGATAAATCTCCTTACATCCTAGTTTCATCCAAGCATACATCCATGCTACCATACCAACATTGGAAGCAACAAAAATTAATTTATCACTAAAAATTTTAATAGGAAAGTCTTGTTTACCTAACATTGTTTGAACAGCCTCTACTGTCTTAACTGTAATAACAACAGTTGGTTTAGGATTTTGATGAGGAGGTAAAAAATAATGGACGAATTCTTCGTCTTCTAAAGTAACCAGATAATCTATACGAACACCTTCTTTTACTAAGCTGTGGTATTCCTTATCACAGGCAATCTTGATTCCGTTAAATTGTCTAACTTTCTCAAAATCCTTACTAGGGCCTGAACCTACTACTATTGCTCTCATTGTATTGACCATAACTATTGTATTAGTTGTAATAGAGGTTTATTTAGGTTTCGTCGAATCGCCAGGTAAATGTTTCTTGCGTAGATGCACCAGGGCCAGCACTTGTACTAACTTCTATTTGATATAACATAAAGTCACCAAAATCACCAGTTGAAGGATTTGTTATAGATCCTGTTATTGTGTTTGGAGAACCAGAGTTAAATGCGAACACATCTGTTGGTGTTGCAGTAATAGGGGTGTTAGTTGTTGTCAGTTTGTTTCCTGTATCTCCTGGAGTTCCTGTTGCTTGTTTGTAGGAAGTTGAAGACTCGCCTTTACATGTGATACCAGTTCCAAATGTATTTGATCCATCAGTGAACCATCGAAGGTTATCAATAGTTCCTGCTGGTGTCATATCTGCATCCAGTCTTGTTGAAACCCAATAGCCAAATTTTAGGCCAGTTGTTGGTTTCTGAACTGGATTGGTTGTATCAGCAGTTGAATGAGTATCAAAGGCATTGTCTCTAGTATTGATACTAGTAATGTCTGTCTTTACGGGAGAAGCAGTTGTTCCTGTCCATCTACGAATAAATACTGTAGCTACCATTTTAATCTAATTACTTAAAGACGTGCTATATAATAAAAACTAGGGGAGATGAGTAATCATTAAAGTTCTAGAATCTTATATATTATTGGAATAGCATGAAAAAGTTCATTTTCTGCATTTTTAGAATCTTTTCCTTTACACTCACTTAAAGCTATGGCAATAGCCTGATCATTTATTGGAATTCCAGCAGCTTTCTTTTTCCTAAGAACATCCTCAACACAGGTCATACTGCTTGTCTCCTTCCTCTATCTTGTCCTCTTTGAATCAAGTCTTTACTTCTTTTACCCTGAGATTCTTGTCCTGCATTAGGAGCTGTATTTTGTTTTCTCTTAACTAAATCATCAGATGCTTGTGCTCCACTTGTAGCACCAAATCCACCAGGAGTAGCAGTAGATTGTAGCCACTCAATAATTTCTTCTACTTGTTTTTCAGTGGCTGGATCTAGACCCCATATGGCTCTGATTTCATCCATAGTGAATGCCTTTGATGCTGTTAGTACAGCAATCATCTTTGCTAGTTCAGTTCTATCTCTGTCTAGTATTAATCTATTCTTAATAAATAATCTATCTACAACTGAAGATCTAATTCCAGGTCTTGATAGTTTAACATGACGCTTCATTAATTCAGTAAGAGGTCTTTGAATTACCTCTGCATAAATTTCTGCACGTAATGCCAAGAATGACGTAGATTGAACCAACGAGGTGAAACCTTTACTCTCTCCTCCCATAAGGGCTGCTGGAGTACCAGTTGGCCCACCTAACAATTGGTTAATCTGATCAATGATTGGCATTGGATCAGTATAATTTACTTTAGGTTGTATCCATTGAATATCAACACCTTGACCAGTTACAAATCCTTGATCTGCTTCTCTACGTCGCATACTTGCGTTATATTTAGTTATTGCAGCTTGTGCAGCAGCTAAAGACGCAGCTTGTTTCTGTGCAAACGTACCAGAGAATTTACTAAGGTCATATTGTGATAAATCTAATTTATGATGTTCTCTTGGCATGGCCCGTTGTCTCCACACCATGTCATTTCTAATTAAGTTCTGTTTCCATGTTAGAATACCTATAAGAGAAGTAATAGGAGGCATTGACCATACATTCATAGTCCAACGAGTCATATTGTCTCTCATTTGATTACGTCGTGGATTAAATGAAATATGTAGTATTCTTTCTTTCTTGTAAATATTATCTTGTATTAAAGGAGCACTTTGTTGTTCATCTACAATATACCACTTTGGATTCATGATCATGGGATCATTAAATGAAATAGCTTGATTAATTTGATTTCTTCTGTCTACAGCAGTAACTGCTTGCATTGGTAGAGGAATAAGGTCTGTAACACCAGAACTGTTAAATTTAATTACATCTACTGCATCTCCATACTTCCAGAGATCAATAGTGTAGTGATAGAATAATTTTCTAAGACCAACACCTGCAATATCCTTAGCCCAGTCATTTGCTACCTTTATAGCATTTAATTCTTCATTTGATAGAGTTTTATCATCTTGTCTTACACCAGCAATAGAAATATCACCAATGCTCTTCTCTATCATAATTGCCATGAGTTCTACAGCAGAGTAAAGTCTTTCATCTGCATTGTATAATGCATCAGATAAAGCATAACGATTTTGTGCTCTTAAAGAAGTAATATCCTGCATTCTTCCTTGAAGAATGTTTGCAGGAACTGAAATCAATGGATCTACAGATTGAATTGTAGAATCTATAGGATCTGATCTAGAACTAGCAGCCATCTTAGAAGCAGTTGATTTAATAAAGTTTAGTATACCCATGTCAAAATTGACCTACAAAATGTGTAGGAACAGCATCACTTTTTAATCTTCCCTCCTCTTCAATCCTTCGAATAAATGAATCGAACTGAGCAACCGTATCAGCTTGATCTTTAGAGCCTGAAGGAGGGTGATCTGCTTTTTTATTTCTGATGACGAGAAGCTGTCGGAACTCTTTGTAAAGATAGTCGGAATACGGAACTGTAAGTCTCCCGTCGTAGAGGTCATTTCTGGTGAAAATCCAGTCGTTAAGGTTGAGTTGGTGGAGAATTGGCACTGCTCCGTACAAGATAACCATGTCCCTGAGTTCTGTGTGGAGGTAAACATCGTAGATATAATACTTGATTGGTAACGCTTCGAGAATGGGTTTGAAAATAGCTTTAATATCTTCTGTATTAATTTCTTCATTTTTTGGTGCAATAAAAACAGTACTTCCTATAATCCTTGCTTCGTTATTAGTGCTTAAATATCCTACCGAAACACCAAAAGCATCGTGTTTTATTGAAGGATCTACAATAAGATAGTACTCCATAGCATCTGGTGATATTTTTAGCATTGACGTATCAAGGCCAGGAGTGAATCCATCTCTAGAACCCCAAGTGGGTTCACCAAAGAACAGATTTCTAACTTGTCTGTTTCTTTCTTCTGTCTTCTTTAAAAGAAGTGGATTAAACATATTTTCTCTTTCAGCTACTGGCATAGCACCATAGTCTCTATCAAACCTCATTGGATCTTTTATTCTTTCTTTTTCAAGAGCTGCTTTATCCATATTTGGATTTAAATCCCATGTAGGTTTCCATAGTGCCATAGTACCAGGCCATTTCTCTTTCTTTGCTCTATCATGATAATCTGTAATATAATCTCCTGAAAATGAAGGAGAACCAATCATTACTTTAATATCTTCATTCCATTTAGAAAAGTTACCAGTAGCCTTTGATAATTTCTGATAAGTTTCATCTGGATCGTCATAGTCTGCAATTTCATCTGCAACAAAACATTTTGCAGTTCTACCTACTGCAGAACCAATAGCACTACCTAAAGCCTTTGCTTTAACATGTTTAGGAAATTTCATCTCAAATGCAGTTAAATCAGGCTCTTGTGCCATTAAGAAAGGAGAGTTTGATACAATTTCTTTTAGTTTCTGAAATACAGTATCCTTTGCTTGATCTCTAGAGTTAGCAACGTTAAGAGTAGAAATTTCAGTGTTTGGAGCAAGATCATAATGCTGTTGAGGATCTTTCATCATTAGAAGTTTAAAAACCTCTGTTAAACTAATAAGAGCAGCAGTTGCTGTTTTTCCACTTCTCATACCAGCAACAAAGACCATTTCATTATATTTTCTTCTGTTACCATCATAAGTGTAGAAATCTGTAAGAATCTTCTTCTTTGCAGACCACAAAGGGAAATTACCTAAAGCTGGATGATCCCAAAAATATGAAGGATCTGACATTGCTCGTAATTGAATTAATAACTTATTTCCTGGTGTTTGATCTTCCCACAGTGAAATATCACATGTAGAATCTAGATATTCTTTCAAGGATTCAAAAGTGGTGCTAAAGTTTTAGTAAACTTAATTTTACATTGAGGACATGCATCCTGTAGAATTTGTTCTACAACCGTATTATATTCTATATTGAGATTATTTACATGTACATGTTGAGATGTATTAAACTCACCTTGTAATTTTGCTAAAATCTCTACTGTCTTACGAAGCTCTCCTGCTAAACTGACATATGCTTTAATCATGGAGGGATCTGCTTCTGAATTGATAGAATGTTCTATTGCTTCCATCTTATCCCTCATATTATCTATATTCTGAATTAACTCCTCAACCTTATCTACAACTTCTGATGCAAGTAATTCTGCATTCTTTGAATAGATTAGAGCAGCTTCTGTCTTTAAATGATGTTGTATATGATTATAGAATTTAGTTTTACTTACATCAACACCAGCTTCTTTTAGAGTATCTACAATTTCTCCTACAGTCTGTCTTTTGTGAATGTAATCATCTTCATATTCCTCTATATTTTCATAGAGACATAGAGCACAACCAGATTTAGTCATTCATTTCACCTAATATCTTATCTTCACATTCAATACAACAGTATAATCTTGGAGGGTCGATTGATTTCTTACACTCAAAGCATATTCCTTCTTCAACATCTAATTCTGTAGTTTCTTTCATATCATATTACTGGAAATTTGTATAACCCACTTATCATCTTGTTTAACATTCTTTTCATTACATAGTATACAGATTCTGTATATTTGCTTATAGGTAACTACTTCTACCCAGTCATGTTCGCACTGTTCTGACATATATAGTATAAAAACCTGTCGAGTCTTAAAAACTTTCGGTATATAGAATAAGTACTCCACGCTGCAACATGCTATATCACTAGTTTAATTAATAAGAATGTCTTAACAGAGGTTACATGAATTTTACAAGGATAAATTGGAGATTAAATAACGGAAATACTGCATCAACTGACATTAATGAGGAGAAAGTGGACGCTACCCTAGAAAAGCTAAATACAGTGACAAAAGCATGGGTTTCTAAAGTTTAGTTTTTCCATCAGTTCTACTAGTGAAATCAACTTTCACTCACCCTTTTTCTTTAATTCTGCTTCTTTTAGTTCCATTTTCGTCTTTAGCTGTTCATGCCAAACCACATATCGGTCATCTGGCATACTAAAATCTAAGAACCTTGTAAATGGCATTATGTTACCTCCAAAGCCATCATCACCATACATGCGAACCAGTGCTTGTACATCTCTATCAGTGATTGATCTGTACTTTAACTCTCCATTAACTTGTCCAAACATCATAGATTCAGCCATCATATCAAAATGTGTACCATCTGAAAGTTTCATCTCTGGTGTATAGTGTCCTATCTGTAATGCATGACCAAACTCATGTGTTACAGTTTGTTGTACAACATGTCTCTCTTTACTTTGGTGTTTTACTGCATCAACTAAAGAATCTGGTTCTGAATAGTGTGAAAGTATAATTACCATCTCATCAAACACTCTTACTCCCTTTGCTACTTTTACCCAACCACCTAGAGTAGAGTCAGCCTCTCCTAATTCAAAATGTACATAAACATCACAGTTAGGATATTCTTTAAAAACTTTATCAGAGTATTCATAGTCTTGATAAACTACAAAGTCTACTTCCCAATCCTCTTTATCATATCCAAACTTTTCCATTGCATATGCCCAGTAGTCTCCTGAATACTTTACCATTTCAACAACGTCATAAAATGCAGCAAAAGATTTTTCCATTGTACCTTTAGGTTCAAAGATACAAAACACTGGTTTCTCAGGCCACAACCAATCCATTCCTAACTTCATCTTACGTGGTTCCTCATGATCACCATTATGTGCAAGCACAGGAGTTATACCAACAAGTATAATACTAAAAAGTATAATTAAAAATCCAAGCCTCATTTTTTCTTTACAATTTTGTAGTAAAGATGGACAAAGATATAGTCTGTGGAGTCGGAGATAAAAATATCATCTGACTTTACAGTATGTGAATATAAGAAAGTATTAACTTCATCAAAGAATTTAATTACGCCTAAACGTAATTCTTTTTCGTTAGTCTTAGTAGGAGGAAAGTATAGAAAGGTCTTTATTTGAATAGTCATCTTCTTCATCTTCCCATTCCTCATCATCAATTTCAAATGGAGGCTCTAAAGGCTTCTTTTCATCTGGAATAACATCATACTCTATCTCCATAGAATACATTAGGTTTTGGAGAATTTAAGAAATGGGGAGTTAGATAATATATACTAGAGTAAAAAAAGAGGTGTTTAGGGTATTACCCTAAAAAACGGTTTTCTAACCGATATTTTTGGTTGTTTCTGGTTCGTCTATAGGTTCGATATTGTCGAGGTATTCGAAGCTGTATGCTTCAAGGTTACTTACCCCTGCATCAAATCGTGTTTTGTCAAAAGTTAACATTCCATGTGAAATGTTTGAGGTTGAACTTCGTTGTACTTGATCTCTCATTACGGAGACTAGTTGACATAATTCATTTATGAATTTGTTCTTGCTCTTGACTTTCTCTGTTGCAGCCTCAAGTGAAATCACTTGTGGGTGAAC